CGTACCAACTCTTCCTGGAGACTTCATCAGTCTTTCAGCAGTAAATTGTTGGTTAGAGTGAAGAACCATCTTCATTCCTCTAGCCGCAATTTTAAGACCACGTTCATCAGTGAATGCAGCAATGTCGATTAAAGACTGCTCCAATGATGTTTCGTTAAGATCCGCTGCTGTTGATAATGTATTGCTAAACGTACCTGCAACAGTTGGGTGAGAAGCGTTTATTAAAGACACTCCATCACCTGTTTTGAAGGTAGCTACGCCAGGTAGTCCATTATTTAATGGAACTACTGCTTTCACTTGTTTAGCGTTAGCCATAGAACGTGCCAAAGCTTTTGTATAACGAGAAGAAAGTCTATCATAGAGGTTATCCTCCATAGCTTCTTCTGTTATAGCAAATGCTAGAGCGATCGTTTCCATAGTGTAACGTGCTGTAAAAGTTTCTTGTGCTTCGTCGTATGAAACGCCTTGGCCCTCACCTTTTACGTCTGCGTTCGCAAAACCACTTAACATTACTTCCTCTTCGAAAGCTCTGTCAGATGATTCTTCTGCATAAATTTCTTTATGCTCCTGGTCGTATCTTTTATATTCCAGCCCAAATAGTGCATTTAGGCCAGGTTCTAGTTCTTTAACTAGCTGTGCTCGTGATATTGCCATTATATGCTCCTATTATGCGCTATCCTTAAACTCATTGAGATTTGCAACAATAACAACGTTTAAATACGCTGCCGTTATGTCACTATTCGCAGGATCTTCTGCGATCCTTAGAACTCTCCACGAGTAAGTGGTAGCATTGGTTGATCCGATATCCAAAGTGTTTGAAGATTTTCCAGTGGTATCCGTACCTGCTGCCGCATTTAAATTATACGTTTCCATATGACCGCTCTGTGGAAGTGCGGCATCGGTTGCAATTTGGTAGTTTTGCCAAGGATTATCTAAAACAAACGCAGTGGTATCTTCACTGTTTGCTGGAGTAATGGTTGCGATATAAGCATTTGCCCATGTCGGCTTCAACGTTGTTGAAGCGTTGTAGAAAATGCCATTCAACACACCCATTTGACTATTAGTTCCAGTAGTTACATTGGTCCCTTCCACTACATACCCTGCTGCAGACTTAACTGGTGCACCATTAAAAATACTGGTGCCCACAGCTGCTGCAATCTTATAAGACGATTGTCCTTGGGTAGAGGGAGTGTTTCCTAATGTACTAACAGGAATTAAGCCATAGCCTGCTGTATTGCTATTTGCCATATTATTACTCCTAATGTTTACAGTTTTATTTGTAAACGGTTAATTAAATTCGTTGGTTCTAGAATTGTTAAAAAATTAACTTTTCTTCGTACCACCGAAGGTTACGCTAGTCTGACGATCAACATTGATCGGCATACTTGGATGCTGTTCCTTCATGAGATCGTTCTTCACGGCCTCGTCTCGAGCCTCGGTTTGTTTCCGAAAATACTCTGTACGTTGCTTCGCGAGCTCTTCTGATATCCTAGCCAGCAATAGGCCACCTACCCCGATAATCCCAGCATATTTTCCGTCTTTAACAACGGGATAATCTTGACCTTCATATTCGTCGGCTCTCACTAATTCCCATCCGGATCTTAATTTACCCGTGACGTTCTTAGTATCATCGAAACCGGCGCTTTCAGCCCTGATCCATCTGTGCCTGAATCCTTCAGGCGGCTTGGGAGCATCTAGAGATGATGGAGGAGTCCATACTTTGGGTCTTTCAGTTTTAGACCTAGTTTGACTCGCACGAGAAGTAATCTTTGTTTCTTGTTTCATATGCTTATGCCTCCTTCGTGAGTTTTAATTGTTTTGCATATTCTTCGAGTGGCACACCTAATTTTTTAGCAATTGCTACCTGTGAAGGCGTGAGTCTCACAGTTTGGCGTCCTGGTTTAACGCTTCTTGTCGCAGAAGCAACCGTCTGAACGGGTTCGGACGTTTTTCTAGTTACACTCTTATCAAATTTATGGGGAAAGTCAACTCTTATTCTTTTGTCAATTTCCGCATAGTAATCATTTGATTTGGGATCAAATCCTTCTTTTTCGACTAGATCCTTATGGATTTCGAAGGCTGTAAAAGTCATAGCTCGATCTTGACCGAACCATCTGTTTTTACCTGCCCAATGTTCAGCACTAGGATCAGGATCCGGCAAACGTTGAGGGGTTTGCTCAGGAAGATAACCTCCATGCGAAAGTCTAGGTTCCGCTACAGATTCGTCTTCTTTACCTGCCTTGGTTGCTGCTAATTTGGCATTATCAAAAGATAGTTGTGCTATTCTTTTATTAGCCGCTACTTGAGCTTTTGCGTCACCCGCTTCAATAGCGCCAGCTAATTCTTTTTCAGCTGAGTCTAATCCACTTTTAACACTGCTCTCAAGTTTAGTAATGTAATCTTTGTCCACTTTTTTGAACTTAGATTCCATTGCTTGTCTATTCGTTTCTACAGCACGAGCATAATCTACAGCTGCCACTTCTCTACGTTCAGCTTCTCGCATTCTACGTGTTAATTTAGAAATACGTCCTTGTACTCCTTTGCTGTACTCTTCTAGCTTTTGGTCTTCTTTTGGTTCGCTAGTTTGAACATCAGACTGCTCATCAGATTCCGCAGGTGCGTCATCGGACTTAACAGTGTCTTCAGTAGTTTTTTGTTCTGTATCCTTGTCATCTTTGACCTCCACTTCTGACTCATTAACTTTATCCTCGGGTAATTCTATATCAGCCCCAGGACCCGACGTATCTAAATCGACCATCGGTCCTTTTTTTTCTATTTTTTCTTCTGTTGATTCAGGCATAGTTTCCTCCTATGTTAATATTTATGCAAGATGCTTTTAGGATCTTGTATGGTTGCTAAGACTTCGTCTTCATTGAGGAGTCTTACTTCCCCGCCTTCTATCTCAATCCTTGAGCCTGCATAACGGGCAAAGACTACCCAGTCACCGACCTTGCACCAAGGACCACTGGGATAACGTTTTTTATCCCCATAACACTCAGAGCCCATAGCAAGTACATTCCCACATTGGGATGCCACTTGTTGACGCTCTACAGCGTCTTGACCTAATAACACACCACCTTCAGTTTTCTCTTTCATTTTGAAAGGTAAAACTAAAATTCTCCATCCTGTCGGTTGCGGTAATTGAGTCGCCTCCGTTGGAATCTCTTTTTTTTGTTCTGATTTTTTTACACCAACAAGACCGTTGTTGGATATTTTAATTTTTGGGACTTTTTGGGTTAAGATCGACGACGGTTCCTTTAGTATCATTTTGCTCCTTCTCATTTAGCAGGTTAGAGATTTCCTGTCGCACTGATTCCAGTGCATGTATTTGTCCCGTAATATACTTATATGTTTCCATATTGTCAACCCCTCCGGACGTAATATTAATTGCAAGGGCCTGAATGCGCCTTTCGAGTCCTTTCTGTAATCTGTATACAACCTGTAACGAGTCTAACGCCACTTATTTACCTCTTCTTTTTATCTTTAATTTCTTTTTATATTCTTTTAGTTTTTTAAGGCCTAATGTAGGTTTAAGCCTTAATACTTCGTCTGCATTTTCTTTCTTATTCCACCAGCTCACTATGCTGCTTTCCTTTTCTTAGCCATTTTTTTAAAAGTTTTAGCTAATGCTTTTGCACGACCTGTACACCCTTTTTTAGTAATAGGGGTACATTTTCCTTTTGTGCCTCTTGTTTTAATTGATTTGTTAACTTTTTGAATCCATCTATCGTCGCCACCAGCTTTTCCACCTTTTTTATAACCTTGACCAATATATTTAGGTCTGTCTATACTTCCTACCGAACCACCTATTGCATGTGATTCACGGCTAGTAAGAAGGGAATGTATGGGACTTAAAGTATTCCAATAATTACTCATTATTTTTTCTTAGCTTTTGCCTTTGCCTTTTTAATATGCTTTTTAAATGCTTTTCTATTTCGTGCGTCATCCGCAACTCTATGCCCTTTACCATGAGATTTTCCAGTGTCACTAAAAAAAGTTTTTTGTTTTTTTCCTTGTTTAGCCTTCTCATGCGCAGCTTCAGCTGTCATCTTGTCACGTTTTTCCCAACCTTTGTCAGCTCCGAATAGTTTGCCTACTACCCCCGCATGTTTAAGTCCAACTCTTCCACCTTTTTTAAAAGCTCTATCACGAAGACCTACGCGACCACCTTTGTTATACATTGGTCCACCACGCATCCCCATGTCATTAGGATAATATCCTGAACGCATGTCTGCTCGTGCAGCGCCACCAACAGGTGCCATTCCACCAGGTGCCATTCCACCAGCTCCAGCAAGAGGAGGTACACCACCACCTTGCATAGCTGCTCGGCCTGTGCCTTTAGTTTGAATTCCTAATTTTTTAGCCATAATACTCCTTTTATATAGTTTTTAATAATCTTTGTCTAGTCTTCTTTTTTAAAAGTTTTCTTAATAATGGCTGGTGTTGCTTTTATGCCGCCCACTATATTCTTAACTTTAGTCGTAATTTGTTCTTTTTTTGCTTTACCATAGTCAACAAGAACATTTTTCCAACCCTTACCACTAGTAAGATTTTTTTGTTGATTTAAATCCGTCATTTTTTCTTAACTCCTCCATTACGGAACACCTGTGTTCCTTTTATTCCAAAAATACTTGCTACGACAGTAATCCACAAAGTTTGGAACCATATCGGCAATGCACCAAAATGATGAAAGAAAAGATCGATCTTCTGCATCATTTGCGCATCGTCTGAAAAAACCCCCCACGCCAAAACAATTATGGGCGCCGAAATAATTATGAGAACGATTTCGTCCTTAAAGTCGTTATCTCGGGATTCTAAAAGTTTGCCTTGATAAGTTTCCTCACCTCGCGCCATGCGCTCGGCGTGCATCAAAGCTGCATCTGACATCGCGGCTCTTGTCTTTTGTCTATTCTGATATATATGACTCCCTGTTTTGAGAGCCATTTTTGCTAGACCAAACCACATATTAGAACCACTTAACTTCTGATTTTTTATCTTTTAACATTCTACGCTGGCCACCAACTTTATTTACTACTGGGTTGCCTTCAGGAACTTTAACTTCAACGCCACCTTTGGCATATCCGTCTTTGTTGACGAATTGTTTAAAGTCTATTCCTTTGTAGAAAGGTTCTTTGCCTTTTGCCATATTTCCTCCTCACTTGTTATAGATTAACTTCGTGGACCTTTCAAGGTCTTTACATCCTTACGTTTCATATAATCAGACTCTCTTTTTGCCTGAATAGCCATTCTTTGTTTCTCTAAAGAAGTATCTGCTCTTAATTCGGATAATTCTTCGTTTTGTTCAAGTTTATCTTCGGTAATTTCTTTATTTTGAACTAATTTAGCCTTGTCAATGCTAATTCTTGCTCCCGTTTCCTCTTTTTTACGTTCATTTTCCATTGCCTTCAAATCGACTTCTCTAGATTTGATTTTAAGCAAAGGATCATGATCAAATTGAGATGTAATTTTCTTTTCTTCCTTCATGAACTCTTCCATCATTTCAGAAATTAAAATTGCCTTTCTTGCTTCAATTTTCATGACAATTTGTTGTAATTGTTGTTGCGCTTGTGGATTTTGCTGTGCTTGCTGTTGTAATTGTTGCAACATCGCTGTTTCTTTCTGAAATTCAATGTCCACTTGTTCTTGCGCCATCAAACCAATGTGTTCTAAAATGTTTTTTTCTAATGCACCCATCACCGCTGGGTTATTTCTCACCATATTCGTGGCCATAAAGTAAAGGTGCGACGTAATGTGCGCTCTATGATCTTGACCTCGATAAGCTTGGAAAGGTTTTTGTGACATCGCCTGAATATTTTCAATCGCCGGATCTGATGGTTGTGGCGGAGGGGGTGGAGGTAAAATTCTATCAATAT